AAAGCAGCTGGTGAGGACTTTGGTGCCTCTAGGGCTTCAAAGGTATCGCTCTTAAGGTTTCTAGCGTCCTTTTCTGAAAACTCTACCCCACCAAACACTTGACGGGGCTCGATAACAGGTACTGCCTTTGAAGTGTCTACTAAAGGAAGTGTGCTAAGGATGTTTTTACGAACCTCTTTTGGGGCTCGACTTAAAGCAGTAACTTCTCCCCCATCAGACTTTACTTCCAGTGTAGGAATAACTTCAGCAGAATTTCCCTTAAGAGCCTTCCTAGCCTCACGCTTCATCTTTACTGAAGGAAGTGCATCCTCTAAAGGTACATTATCTTCATCAGCGTCTGAGATTACTTTAGTACCAAAATCAATTAAAACCCGAGGCTGCTTACGAGGAAGAGGCGAGTCACTAGACTCGTGAGAAGATACTTTATATTTGTCTAGAAGAGCCTGAGAGTTAAACCTTGGGTCTAGAGCAGCGTGGGGGGCTACCTCTGCCTCGCCTTCAGTCGGCAATAACCAGCCCCTACGAATAGCGCCAGTAAGACCCGGTGCTACAAACTTCCTATCGCCAAGTACAAGTGTTGTCCCGTCGAATCCAACTACCTGAGATGTTTTCAGGGATTTATCAATTTCGCCTACAATAAAGTTTTTGGCGACTACATAAAACTGCATATTTACATCAACTCCAATATATTTTACAATATTATAGCAAAGAAAAGAGGCGAGTATTTCTACTCGCCTCTCGGGTTAGGAAACCAGATCTATTTAGCTACTAGCGCTCAATAGATAGAGACTGGAGGCCTAGTGGGTTGTGGATACCGATACCGACGTTCTCGAATACGGAGAAGCCGATTAGGCGGTTCTTGGGATCGTCGGCGGAAAGAACGGTTAGTTCTGTACGAACTGGCATTCTGCCGAAGAACTCAGGCTCGGCGCAAACGTATACGGTTCCGGGGGGAACGATACGGGATACGATGATCTGAGCGCCCCAGATGTAAGCCATTAGACCAGTCTTTAGTAAGACAGCCTGGGTCTCGATATCTAGGATATCGCGACCAAACTTACGGATATCAGTGTAGTCCTTAGCGTTCATGAAGATACGGGAAACGCGGAGGTCCCAACGCTCAATGTTAGCAAAAGCATCAGCAAGAGCGGATGGGGTTAGAGGAGCGGTGATCTCGATCTTCTGGTTAGGAGCGTTGGCAGCATTGATGACAGCGTTCATAACGGCGAAGGACTTGGTGTCCTCTTGAGCCTGGATTTCAGCCTTGGCTAGATCCTGTGCACGCTCAATGAGGTCGAAGCGGCGCTCCTTGACCTGAGTTAGAGGAATCTCAGGATTGGAAGCGATTTCGAATAGGGGGAATAGAACACGAAGGCTCTTAGAGACAGCGATGATGTTCTCGCCTTCTTCACCCATGACGTAGGCGGTGACATCGGGGTCACGGTCATAGATGGGTAGGGCGCCATCAGGTAGCTGCTCGACGAGGTAAGCCTTACGGGCAACGGAAGAATAGTCGCGACGGCGACGAAGGGGCTGGACCATAGAAGCGGCAAGCTTGGCGCGACCACCGGCGGTCTTGACGAGCTCGGAGATGATCCGCTGCTTTGTCTCGTTAGAAATATGCTCTGACATTGTTATCTTATCTCCTTACTTAAACTAGAAGTAGTAAACCGAGCCAAGGGTCGGAAGCAGAGGGAGCCTTAACGACAACGCCAACAGCGATGGTAGATGCATCCTGCTCCTTGGTTAGAAGACCCTGAGCGGAAGAGTATAGAAGGTCGCCAGCGGCATAAGTTAGCGCAGCGCCTTCACCATCATCGGTATGGGTTTCGTAAACATCAACCTGACAAGCGCCGAGGCAATGGACGAAGGGACCCTTTTCAGAAGCTACTGCAGGGGTATTCTCGAAAGGATTACCTGCAGCATTGTTGATGAATAGACCTAGGGGACGATCAGAACGATCACAGGCGCCTGCGAGTAGGTCGCCCTTAAGGCCGGCAACGGAACCGCCGAGTACGCCGTTGGGCATGCTGGCGCTTAGGGTGTCATTTTCATAATCACCGCCAAGTAGATTTACCTTTGTGAAGGCCGCTTCCTCTAGAGAGAATAGAGAGTTGCGATGCCCCACATATTGAATGCGTAGAGCCATTTTTTTTACCTTTCTCCTATAATCAGGAAAAACACGTTTTAGTAGTTGAAGTGGTCGCTAACATCAGGATCAGACTTCCAGAGACGGCTTAAGCTATCTACATCGAAAGAAGAGCCATTAGCACGGGGAGCGGAAGCAATCTTCCGGACACCACGCTTCTCTTCAGACTTAGTGGATACCTTAGAGGCAGTCTTGGAGTGTGAAGCCTTAATTGCAACTTCCATCTTCCTAGCAGCTTCGCCATCTAAATCTACATCTGCTGCACCAGCAGCGCCGCCAGAAGCTACGTCGCCCATGGCGTCGGCGTCATCTTCTTCTGCATCTTCCATATCGAACTCAAGCTCTTCGGAATCGCCTTCTGCGGCGGGCTCTTCTTCAGCCATTTCGCCAAGTTCCATAGCTGGAACTTCAGACATCTCAGCGGGGGGCATGTTTGCAGGATCACCGAAGTCAGGCATTACTTCAGCTTCACCACCGATCTGCCAATCTTCCTTGACGCCGACTGCATCTACAGCAGGAGCAGCCATCTCGGCTGCGCCCATATCAGCAGCTTCGTCTAGCTCATCCATTTCATCCATCTCTGCAGCGTACTTGTTAATACGGGCAACGGTGTCGATAAGAGAACGTAGGGGTAGATCCATAAGGTCGGTAGCTTGCTTCTCAATGAACTCTTCAGTGCCTTCTGGGAAGAGAGCATTGGCAACCTTGATTGCTAAAGAGCTCTTCTTTGCGAGGGTCTGAGCGGTACGAAGTAGGGCAAGATTAGCCTGAGAAGCGCGACCTGGCATAGCAACATTTAGGGTCTCGTGGCGCATTGCGGCATCGCCCCGCCAATCAAGGCGCATATCAGGCTTTTCGTGATTCTCGTGGGCTTCTGGGTCCCAAGTCATATACTGTCCTGCATCGGGTACGTGACGTACACGGTTTAGGGAGTTTGGATCGGCATTTTCAACGTCGGAAGCGCGACGAGAAAATCCTTCCTTGGTTAGGCGCTTTCTGTTAGCCATAGTAGTTAAATAACCTCCAAGTTACTTAGTATTCTGTCTGCGTTGTAGAAGTCTCGCAACGCGCTTTTCGATTTCGTTGCTAACGGCGTCGATCCGGGCAGCGAGTCGAGGATTAGTAGCTTCAACTTGCTCAGCAACGCCATCAAGCTGATCTACGATAAAACTTGCCTTCTTAACGAGAGATGTTAAAGACGAATCTGTAGACGCAGTACGTTCAGGGGCTACCTGAGTCACGGGCTCAGGTAGCCCCTGAGTCACGGGCTCAGGGGCGCCAGTAGGGCCTACTTGTACGTCAATCATAATAGGCGCGCCGCAAGCGGGACAGTCCCCTAGTGGGAGCTGTTTGGCTACTTTGAATAGCCCTTCATATTCTGGTCTACTAGACATATTAGTTACCTTCTCAGATGTGGAGTAATTGGTCTCTATTGGAAATAGTTTATAAAACGATTATTAAAACCACAAAGTTCATTCGGGCTGCATTGAATCCCAGCGACCTATAGGATCCTGAGTAGCCTGAGGATTTTTTTCTTCAGGTTCTTCGGATTCTTCAGCTTCATCGCCTTCGAAATCAGTACCCTCTTCGTCTGGTAAAGATTCATCTTCGTCGCCTTCGGAATCAGTACCCTCTTCGTCGGGATCGATACCCTTACCCCCGAAAAGCTGATCTAATACTTCGTCTGAAGCAGCCTGCTCTTCCTCGGGGGATCCTTCCTCTGGGGCATCCCCCATAAGAGGTTGATCCTTCTGGGCGGCAGACTTTCTAAAAGCCGAACTAAGTAACGCACTCAGGGGACTTGAAGCTGCACTCTTTATAAGAATAGGGGAGTCAATATTGACAACATTACGAAGGACTGCACCTGTAAAAGCGGGTACCTCAACCCAAGAAGCTTCAATAAACTTAACCGAGTTTGGGTCTGACTCATGTCCGCATATTTCTGCAACTGTTCTGAAGTTAGCTTTTTTGTCTAAAAACTTAGTACCTTTAGCTGCTGTGACGTGATGGCAAAGTTCATTTTCTGTGTGGGCTTTATTGCCACATTGCGTGCAGAAAGTATAGGCAGCT